ATTGTCATGTGCGGCTCAACATCTTGTCAACAGCCTTTCGAAGCCTTGCCATAAGTTCTGGTTCATATTCGTCAAGCCAATCAAGCATCCAAGGGTTTCGACCAATCTGGTCTAGCCACTCCTCAAGATTCTCAATAGCCAATTTCTTCTCAGAGTCTGTTGGTGGGATGTACGAATAACGTCCACATCCGGGACAGGTGAAATCCATTATTCTCCTTTACGTGCCTTGCCAGGGGGTCAAACCCTGTCTTTCGCTTTTAGAGAGCAACGTGCGGTCGTTACACTTGCAAGGCTTAGCGGGACTAGCCCGCCCTGAGTCAGAGACCCAGCGTCTTCAGGCCTTCAGCGAGTTTGGCGTTCGCCTCAAGCTCCGAGTTGGCAATATCAATTCGGCGCTGAGCCTCATCAATCTTGTCTGCCTCGGTCGCCTTCACCTCGTGGTGAATAGCGTTTGCGCCCTCAAGGTCGTTGAGAAGGTTCGTCAAGAAGTTGCGGACCTGACGCCCCTGAGCAACAGCCACATCAAGACGGTCAACTTCCTTGGTCTTGACCTGAACGTCAGCAACCTTCTTTGAACGCTTGATAACTGCCATTAAATTCCCTTTTCTCTTAGTTGTGAATGGGTGGGCTGACTCGTATACGTTGATTACCAGCCTGTACCGTTTAGAAACCCTGAATGGTTTAGGTAGCACCCGGTGAGTTACAGATTACTACTAGCTCTACACAGTGTCAACCTCCTCTTTGATGCCGGTTGCATCAGAGACAGGCTTGACAGTCTTCTAGTCTAGAACGCCGAACACATCCGCTGAGGCTGGTCGCCTCTCGGTGAGTCCGATTGAACAGGCCCAGCACCAGAATAGGTCGTGGTCACATTCGGTGCTCTTCATCTTAGCCCAACCTGGGAAAGCCTCAGGCATTGGACCGGAACCACAAGCTCCACAGACATCGCCTGGACCGAGCTTACGCCCAGAGTCACAGGCTAGACAGACAGTAGGTCGGTTAGACTTGTCTGCTCGCCTTTCACGCTGAGTAACCTCGCGTGGTGGTAGTGTACCATCCGGGTTAGGTAGAAGGGAACCCTTCTTGGCGTTGCATTCCTTCTCCATCAACTTCAAGTTTGAAGTATCCCAGACTTGCTCTGTAGTCCAACCTTTATCATAACACCAACTCTGTGGCATCCAGTGGTCAATGGTGACCTCTTTCTTGCCGGTTGCGTTAAAGTCAAGCTTGTTTCCACAGCCAGGGTACATACAAATATCCCCGTCGCGCTCTACCAGCACAGCGAGGATTTCATCTCTTACCATCTTTGTAGTGTTACTCATTCTACGTGACTCCTAAGACATTTGGTTCTTCTTTCTCCTATGAAATGAATTCGGAAGGTTCTACCGGTTCTTGCTCCGCAGAAATACCTACAACCGCTGCGTCGGGATAGCGAGACTCGAACTCGCGCTCTCTCGGCCCCAAACCGAGCGACTTACCACCTTGCCCATATCCCGTGGCCTCAGTCTTTGTTCGCCTGCCGCTGAGTTGCAGGGTTTTTGCCGGGTGTCGCGAACACCGGCAAGTTCAGGTCTTCCGTGCTTCTGGCTATACACTACGATGCACATAGGCAACTCTTGGACGCCAAATCCAAGTCTTGAAGATTGTCGGGTAGACAGGATTCGAACCTGCGACTTCTCGGTCCCAAACCGAGCGCTCTGACCAAGCTGAGCTACAACCCGAATATAGATAGCGGAGAAATTTACGACCTGCGCCCTCACGTTGAGGTTGGAATTCTCTCTTCTCGGTCAACTGGCTATCTATAACACTACTTTAACATACTCGACTAGAATGTGTCAACTTCGCCTTGTTAGTGAAGTAACATATCCGTCGATTGCTTTTCTTACTGCTTTGTTATTCTTCTGCTCAGCCCGCGCTTTCTTGTACGGTTGAAAACTCCGGTACTTCACGAAAGTTTGAACAGCAAAGAATCCAAGGGCCACCAGATAGAATAGACCCCACAGCGCCATGATTGCAAGAACCAGTACCCACGGAATCCACATCGGTGCAAATGCCCACCACCATGAGTGGTCGAAGTGTCCGAACAGTTTAGCCGTTACGAACACGAGAGTCAAGGCTGGGAGGAACCATAGAGTTCCTCCCCCGCTCTTTTGATTGCTCACTTAACCGGCCTCACATCGAACTCTAGACCCTCTTCTTGCTCAACGAAGAACATGACAGTAGCGGGGTCATCCTCCATGGACTGCCGGTCGATTCCAGCGGCTTCGTCCAAATCCTCAGTTCCATATGCTACCTTGAGTTGGTCACGGTGGACGCGGTAGCGACCCTTGATTGTGAACTCGAACTCGAAGTGCTCAGGCAATTCAGCCAAATCTATGCTCCTTAGCTAGTCTCTGAATGAACTCAGAGTAATGCTTCCTGGTAGAGCCTGGAGGCTCACCATTGCAAGCATCCCACTTCTCCAACAAGCTTGTCAAGTTGTAGTAACTGGTTGGGCAGAGATGATACGTAGAGTCACCAATCTCTACCTTGACTAGCTTATGCGGCTTAGGTACATGCTTGTTAGAGCAGTTACATACCCTATACTCAACATCTACAATCTCATTTACATCATTCATTATGTTTTGTTATATTCTCAAGTGTAATTGATACTCTAGAGCATCCCCTTGCTTGATGTCAAGCCGACCACACGGGAGGCATCAGAGAACCTGGAATCTTGATAGATACTCCTCCAATTCTGCTGGCATCTTGCGCTTCGGAGCCCTGATAACCCCGTCCTGCTTGTCTTCCTCAATCCGGTTTCGCTCAATCTCTTGGTTGATGTCCTGCAAGGTCTTGACTTCGATGACTTCATTTGCATTTCGCGGAGTGTGTGCGATAGCATTGTAGATAGCCCCACACACTGCGTCTGCCAAGTCCTTCGACCCCTTGCGAGGGTGGTCAACCTTATCGTTCTTCATAATACGAAGTTGCAAGAGTTCGTCAATGAGCAAATCTAGCTTTGGTCCAGTTAGACGTTGCTCGGCAACGACCATTGCGAAATCTTCGTAGTGCTTCTTTGCAACAGACAAGCGCTCACTGCGCAATCCCATAGACTTCAGGTAGTCAATAGTATCTGCTGATTCCCAGCGGTCAAAGGTAGTTAGCTTCAAATCGAACCCGCGTCTCTTGAGGGACAAGATGTACTCGCGAATCTCCGTGAAATCTACGTTCTTTGTCTTGGATGGAGTCCAGTAGCGGACGGCATCTACCACGACAACCGGCGCTGGTTCGGTCATATTGGCACCAATCTTGCGAGTTTCCCACTTCTCGACGTGTGCCAGGGCAACGGCTGCGTGGTCGTGAACACGAGCCAAGTCAACGTGGACAAAGTACTGCTTGTCAGCCTTGGGTAGGAAGTCGTCCTCGAAGACGCCATCAAGGCTATTTCCATTTCGACCATTAAATGCGTATTCAATCTTCTGACGGTCCTTGAAGAATGCGTCAATAGCGTCAGGTGGCATACACGCATAACGTCCACCGGCATCCAGCGGATTGTCGAAGAAGTCAACCATGTAATCCTCAATCTTCTTCGTTGGGTTAACTTCCCAAGAAGGTCGCTTGAGTGCAAAGACTCCTGGAGTCTTGTAGCTGAGGATGTGGTCTTCCTCCCACTCAATCTCAAATTCGTTACCCTCGGTGCCGTCTGGCAAGTCTGGGTCGAGCTTGAACTTGTGGGTTCGAATAATGGTTTCCTTCTCACCAATGACCTTATCGTAGGCCTGCTGGATAAAGTCTCCCTTAAATCGTGGGAATGACAAGAGGACGAGCTTACCGAAGTCAGGGAATCGAGATGTGACAGATGCACGGTACATGTCGTAGACAGCCTGTGCAGTCTTGGCCTGCTCGTTTCCAGACGTTGACTCCAAAGCAAAACCGGCAATCTCGTCAAGTACGACGTAAAGGACGTTATATCCTTCCCATGCCTCGCGCTCAGAGTGCCCTGAGTAAACGTTGACGTTTTTGTCGAACTCGAAGTGCCCCTGCTTCTTGGTGTACTTACCCATGAACCATGGAGAGCGCTCAATTCGGTTTGTAAATCCCTTGAAGAAGACGTTCTGAGCCTGCGTTGCGTTGATAGCGATGTTCAGAATGTCGATTGTGTCGCCCGGTGGCTTGTTGTAGTACTTTGCCGGGTCTTTCAGGCAGAGCAACAAATACACAATGTAGGCACAGGCAATGGTGGACGTGAAGTCCTTTCCACTTCCCTTACCAAGCTGGAAGATAACCTCTCGCTTGGTTTCCGCCCAGCGCTTTTCTCCAGCTTCATAGCCGTAGAGATTGTGCAATGTCTCCCGCTTGTAAATCTGGGAACTAACCCGGATTAGCTGGTATTGATATTTCGATAGAGGAGTGTCTGGTAGGTTGAGGTAATCTTCGCTTGTTACGAATTCCTCAATTTCAACCGGTCGCTCCTCAAAATCTTCACCATCAAGTAGGTTGAGGATGTCGCCAAAATCAAATGACATGACAAAGAGCCCACCCGCTATGCGGGTGAGCCATCCTCCTTAATGACCATAGAATCAGGCATTGGTTCCGGGTTCTTCCCGTACCGGCTGAGTCTACGTCTAACTTCAAATGCACAGTGTTCACAGTTAGCAGTGACCTCAAGAAGAATTGTCTTGATGATTTCGTTCTTCTCTTCCTGCTCTGCTAGTTCATCTCCAAGGGCAGCATCATCGTACAACCCGGCCTTTTGGAGCATTTCGACCTTCTTCAATTCAACGTCAGCAATGTTCTTCAGGACTGTTGCCTTCGTCTTAAGGTCGTTGTTGAGGTCGGCTTGCTCGACAGTTTCCCAAGAGCGATTGATGACCATATCAAGGTGAGCGTCAGCCTCGGATAGAGCCTCCTTGGCTCGCTCCTTGACTACATCGTCATTACGCAGAATTTCCTTTGTCTCTGCAATAAGGTCAAGTACCTCAACGCGCTTTAGCCCCAGTTCCTTGGCGATTGTACCGGGCTGCTTAGTTCCCTTTAGGTACCTCTCCTGGACCTGGAGCCTCAACGCTTCTCTATCCGGAATGGATAGCTCAGTCAATGTATTCCACCACTGTGTGACCGCCATGACCATGAATGGTCTCAACGTCTGCGATAGAATTGTAGTAACAATGGCTGCTGACGTGTGTCAGCCAACGCATGGCTACGGTGCCATCTGACCAGATGACCCCTTCAGTGACATATCCGGTGCCTGAAACTCCCGAATCGTCAACAACCCTCTTAAGCCTGAATCGCTTCATTCTTCTTCCTTCGCCGCCTACGCGGCTTGACCTTGCCCTTTAGCTCTTCTGGTCTGAATGATTTCCATTCGCCAGTGAGCGTGTCTTTGCAATCTATCCATCGAACGTCAAGGGTGATGTTGTGGGCAAGGCAGCGGAACTGGTATGTTCCCTGTTTCCTTTTAATTTTGATTTTGTCACCCGGCTCGATTACATCTTTTCCGTGAATGTACATATATTCGACATCGATGTCTGGATGAGTTTCATATGCATCATCCCACCACCGGTCGTTTTTCACACCACGATTCTTATATGGTGGTGCCATGTTACCTCATTCCACCTGCTGTTGGTGCCCAGACGATTCCTGTGAAAGCCGGGATTCTCTTGAGGACCACTTCGTCACATTTACCGCATTCCTGTGTGTCTCGGAATTCGATGTCAACGAACATCCTCTCTTCCCTCGTTTTGCATGAGGGGCATTCATAAACATATGTTGGCATGGTTATAGTATATCACATTCTGGTCAACTGGAATTGAACGTGCAAAAGCCGGGAGTCTTTGACTCCCGGCCAGTGCTAGTTTGCTCAGATTCCTCCGAGACTGTCAGTCCAGTTCACGATAGTGGCAGCCCAGTAGTTGTATGAAGTGCTGTAATTCTCAGTCACTCCGTCTGGACGTACATATAGCGGACTCGTCTTCGGGTGAACCCCGTCAGCCAGGTAAGTGGTCAAAAGGCCGGGGTTGCTCATGAATCGGTTAGTCCACTGAATGATGTGGTTTACCGGAATGTTCTGATAAATAGCCAGATTGACAGCCATGCTGTTTCGTTGGTCGTTACGCTCCGTGTATTCGGTCGCAGGCCAACGAGTAGCCTGAACATCAACCCAGAACAACTGAGTTGTAACGCCATCTGTCCTTGTGGCATTGATAGCATTTACCTTTGCCTGAGCACGCTTGACTTGCGCGGCCATGACCGTTGGATTGAAAATGTCATTCGTTCCAGTCGCCATGATAACGACATCAGGCAGTGAGTCCTGAGCGACAAGCCAGTCAACGGCAGGAGTCGTAGGACGACCAGACCAGTAGTTGACGAATACAGACTTGCCCTTCTCAGCGAATCTGTCGGCAAGGGCATATCGACCACCGGAGGTAATCGAATCTCCCATGATGAGAACCTGCTCGCCGCATGTGTCAAGGTCATAATCCCTGATGGTTACGACAATTCCATCACGGGCAGTGAAGCATTGGGTTCCATGGCTCCAATTCTGCCAATCACCAAGCTCACCACTTCCATACGGTCCCGGCGATGTTTCGTAGGCTACTTGTGCAGGCAGCTTCGCTTCTGGAGTCGAAGAAATACCCCCGACAAATCCTACTGCTAGGACGGCAACAAGTGCGGCCATAGCTTTGATGTATTTCATCGTTCCTCCTTCATTGGTATCAGTTCCAGCCTAGGCTATCACGCAGATTGACCTACGTCAAGAACTTTCCTACTGAATTCTCCGACGCTTCGGACACGCTTTGCGCCCTCAATGTGCTTGTTCCAATCTCTGGTCAGCAGATAGGCGTCAGTCCCAGCCTTGAGAAGGTCGTAGTAATTCTCAGGCTTGTCATCCACCATCATGTCTGTGTAGACATCCGGCTTGTGGGCTGTGAATGTCAGAGAGTGATACTTGATACCATCTCGCTCAAGACAAGCCGCCGTCAAATCCTCTGCCAATCCAGGGTACTTCTTCCAACCACGATGTGTGATGATATGTACCTTGTGACCTGCATCATACACAGAGTTGATAGCGTCAACTGCTCCGGGGAATGGAGCGGTGGCGAAAATGATTCCGTCACGCACTCCATCCACCCAGAACTTGTGGAACTTGCTGTTAGACCAACCCCAATCCTTCCAGAAGTCCCATTGTGTCGTACTTGCCTTGAGACCTTCATAGCCATTCAGGCGCAAGTACTTGTCCACTCCCGCGTGAAATGATGAAATGACCCCATCATAATCATACCCGATGTGCACGAAGCCAAACCCTATCTGATAGCTGCTGGATAGTTCCGTCATTACTGACAGTGAAGTCGAAGTTCCAGTCGTCAAGGCCAACCTCTGAAATGTGGTCATTGGCTGGACCGACTCCTGGTCTATTAACTCTCCAGACTTGCCCGCCAAGCTCTGTAATGGCGGTTGCCTCATTGACAAACCGGCAGTCTGTGAAGACGTACCTTCCCTGGTCATCAAGGTCATTGAGTGCAGCATCTACCCAGATGTTATTTCCCAGAACATTGCGTCCAGCTTCAGTGCCCAATCTCTGGAGCAACCGGCGAACTTCTGGTCCATATCTGGTTGACTTGACACCATCCCAACCGTATTCGTCAATGATGTCCTGCAAGTATACGAGACCAAGAAGTCCGTACATTTCATTTTCATGACCTACGACTGGGTTCAGTTCGTACAGAGCCTGCCGTAGCTTATCTGCAAAGGCGACTCTCTGGTACCCGCATTGCTCGACAAGAATCTCGGCAACGGTGTCTTTACCTGAACGAGCGTATCCGCTCAGTCCAACTAGCTTCACTTGATTTTCCTAACTACAATCATTCGAAGGTCAGGAATGCTCAATAGCTGTTCCCGACTGAGGTGTGGCTCACATCCGTCATAGTCAATTAGACTGACGGTGTTGCCGTCTAGCAACTGGTCGGCAAATACTTCTGCATCAAACCGGCTTCTGTCCCATTCGAGAGTAACACACCAGTCACCATTCTTGGCAAGGAACTTCTGCATCCCGGCCCAAATCAACGGCTCAGAACCCTCGGCATCAATCTTGATTAGCGCATTCTGCCACTTCATTCGAGTGAATGAGTCTAGAGTCTCAACCTTGACTTTGTTGCCATCGACTAGATGAGCGCCACCGGAGTGGCCCTCTGGAATGTCCAGATTGGCATATCCCGACTTGTCAGCGAGAGCCATGTCAATGAGGTCAAGCTTGGTTCTGTTGACCAATGCTGATTTCGCAATCAACTTTGCTACATCTACATTTGGCTCGAAGGCGACCGTCTTGATACCGGCCTTTGCCGCCATCATCGAATAATAGCCAACGTTCGCACCAATGTCAATGAAAGTGTTATGCTTCTCAAATTGCTGAGACATCCATACAGAAACCCATGCCTCCCAGAAGCCATCCTGCCAGTGCGGTGTAAAGGCTTGGTCGTCTGCTTCTACGTAGAGCCAGAAGTTCCCAAGGTATCTCGCTCGCAGCCCGTGTTCATCTTGAACCATTTTGGCACCGGCTCTACCGATAGCCTCTAGTTCTCTTCGGCTGTCATATTTCATCTTTTCAATCCAAACTCTTCAATGTAGCGCCGTACAGTGCGCTCATTGACTCCACAAAGCCTGGCAATCTGCTCTGGAGTCATCTTGTCTTTACAGTAACGGAGCTTGAGCCACGTCTTGCTCTTGTATAGGTCAGGCAATTTTGTACCTCACCACTTCAATGCCAGCTTGGATGGCAGCAGTTGAGCAGTGTCTTGTACCATGACTAATGTGCTTTCCCTGTACCAATTGACAAGGCTTACCGTTCTTACCCTTGCAGAGTCTTCCGAAAGCGAAGCAGATGTTTGGCGTTGGACTTTTCTTAATCATCTCGACGTTTCTGATGTAGCCCGCCGCTTTACGATACTTGTCCCAATTCGCTGGCATTGGGTCTACTTCAAATCCCAATTCTTTAGCCGCTCTATCGGCAAGCATGTCCAATGATAGTTCTTCATCATTAATGATATAGGAACAAGCTCCGTGTCTCACAACAACATCCGGCTGCCCCTCAAATGCGGCCAGGGCCTCAAGGACTGTAGCGTAATCGCCCCAATCCCGAGACCCTGTAACCAAAATAACGTATTTGCTCATGTCCTCGTTGTCTTCTTGTGGTATCCGAAGTAGGAGAGCCCGAAGCTGTCGCCTACGTCGTTGTCCGTTAGCTGAAGGTCAGGCCACTTCTTGTTGAAGTAGTCCATTGTCCTTTGCTTGCGGATTTCCCTAACCTTGTTAGTGTACCACGACGCTGAGTACCCCGGATACTCAACCTTAAGAGCTTCCTTTTCTTTCTTGGTGAAAGATTTGTTCCCGATGTAGTTCTGCCATTCTGTAGGCTTAATATGGACGACTTCAGCGTCATGCCTTAATAGTTCACTTAGAATTGCACCGTACATCAGGCTAAGCTTGATTGTAACGTCTACGTTCCGGTTGTTCGCAAGGATTGCGCCTTCCATTGCGATGTATCCGACATTATCGAATGTGTTAGACAGTGCGTGGAGCTTCTTCCCTGCATCCCGGATTCTTTCGAAGACATCTGCGCCTTCGAAATTGATTTTACCCCAACGCTCTGGGCGTCGGTTGTAGAACACACAGAATGCAAGCGAGTAGGTAGAGG